GCACCTGGCTCAAAGCCCCAGACCCGACCATTCCATACTCCACGCTTATGGCCTGGACGCTCGACGACCTGTTCTTCTACGGAAAAGCCATCTGGTTCATCAACTCAAGAACCGCTGACGGCTTCCCGAACTCGTACCAGCGCCTCCCCGCATCAATGGTGAGCTTCCGCGACCAGGCAGGCCCGGTGTTTTTCGCCCCGTCTCAGGAACCGTACTTTCAGGGCGGCCGCATCGACCCCGAGAACCTGATTCAGTTCATCAGCCCCATTCAGGGCATCATTTACCAGTCCGAACAGGCTGTCCAGACCGCGCTCCGCCTTGAGCGCGCCCGTTTCCGCAACGCGACCAGCACCATCCCCGCCGGCGTCCTGCGCGTCATTGGCGGCGAACCGCTCACCCAACAGGAAATGCAGGATCTTGTCGCGTCGTTCAACGCGGCCCGCGAAAACAACCAAACCGCCGGTCTGTCGCAAGACCTTGAGTACAAAGAAACTGGCGCTAACCCCGCAAACATGATGCTGATGGAAGCCGCCAACTTCCAGGCGCTCGAGATGACCCGCATCACGAACATCCCGCCGTACCTTGCTGGCATCGACATCGGCTCGTACCAGTACACGTCCGGCAAACAGTCCCGCGAAGACCTGTACCTGTTTGCGGCTCGTCTGTACATGGACTGCATTGCGCAAACACTCAGCATGAACAACAACCTGCCAAACGGCACCTGCGTCGAATTTGATATCGACGCGTACCTTTCCGACATCGTCGAAGAAGTCGAATCGGATGTTGTAAAGTCACAGCAAGACACGCCAGCCGATCTGGCCCAGGAAGCAATGGACACATCAGCACAATGAAGCCACTCAACATGATTGCCACCGGCGGTTTTCAGATTGAAGCCGCGGAGGGAGATTCGGAGTCACGCACCATCACCGGCATTGCCGTCCCGTACGGCGTTGAGGCTCAGGTGTCAGACGGCCGGCGTGTCGTCATCGAGGCCGGCGCGCTGCCGACCGAAGGCAAGAACCCGAAGCTGTTCATGAACCACCAGCCCGAGCAGGCAATCGGCACCGTCACCAAGCGCGTCGAGGCCGCTGACGGCTCTGGCATGACGTTTACCGCCCGTGTGGCGCGTTCCAGCCTCGGAAACGACGCAATGGTGCTTGCATCTGAAGGCGTCCTGGACTCCGTCAGCGTCGGCATCACCCCGACCAAGTGGACGATGAAGGACGGCGTCATGCACGTCAAGGCCGCCAAATGGAACGAGCTGTCACTTGTTCCCACGCCGGCGTTTGATGGTGCTACCATCAGCAGTGTGACCGCTAGCGCGGAATCAGATCCCGACGAAACAGAAGAACCCACAGAACAAGTAGTCGAGGAGACTGAAACCGTGGAAACCGAAGCCCCCGTGACCGAAGCCGCTGCAAAGCCGGAGACGATCATCCCCACCCCGCTGTTTGCATCGGCACCGAAGGCTTCGCGTCTTCCGTCCGCTGCCGAGTACCTGGCTGCGTTCCACATCGGTGGCGAAGTCAAGGCTGGCGTCGAGCGCCAGATCCTCGACTGGAAGCGCGAGAACCAGTCGCCCATCGAGGCCGCTGCCGGTGACGAAACAATCGCCACCAACCTGCCGGGCCTCTTGAGCGTCCCAGTGCTCGGACCTGTCTACCAGGAACTGGCGTTCATCCGCCCAATCGTGAACGCGCTCGGCCCGCGCGCCATGCCGAACCCCGGCGGCAACTCGTTCGTGCGCCCGACAATCTCGCAGCACTCCACCGTCACGCAGCAGGCAAACGAGCTCGCAGCAGTCGGCACCCAGTCGATGAACGTCGCCGCAAACACCGTCACGAAGCTGACGCTCGGCGGCTCGCTGGACATCTCGTACCAGTCCATCGACTTCACCGACCCGAACGGCCTCACCACCGTCATCAACGACCTCGCCGGCGAGTACCTGCTTGCCACCGAAGGCGTTGCCGCGACGAACCTGCTTGCAGCAGCCACGTCGTCGGGCGTCTGGGACGGCACCGTTACCGACTTCATGAAGTCGCTGTACGACTCGGCAGTCGACATCTCAACCACCACGAACCGCATGCCGACCCACATCATGGTCAGCCCGGACGTGTGGGCACAGATCGGTCAGCTCGTCGACTCCAGCAACCGCCCCGTGTTTGCCTACACAGGCGGCACCGGCCTTGCCGGATACAACGCCCTCGGCAACAACAACATCGGCACCTGGGCAGGCGTCAACCCGCTTGGCCTCGAGCTCGTCGTCTCGTCGAAGCTCGCAGCCAAGTCGATGATCATCCTGAACTCGACGGCCTTCGAGGTGTACGAGCAGATGCGCGGCATGCTCTCCGTCGAGCAGCCGTCCACGCTGTCCCGCCTGATCTCGATCTTCGGCTACTTCGCCACCTTCAAGGCGAACGCGACGATGATCCGCAAGATCACCCAGGCATAAGGGAGGCCGCCAATGGCGGTTTACACAGTCACCAACAAGTTTCTGTTGGACAACTACGCCGTGCTGACGGTGCTGGTGCCCTTTGACGGCGAAGTCGGAAGCACCATTACCGTGGCCGGCGTCGGCATACCGTTCAACGGGTCCTTCACGGTGTACGCGCTCCCCGAGTACGAGTTCATCGGAGTCAGCGACCAGGGCGAGCTGCTGTTCAACGGCGCAAACCCGATGCCGAACCAAATCCTGTACCCGTGCACCGGGTCAAACGTGGATTTGGTGGCGGCGTCCGGCACGGTCACATATACGCCCGTGTGCACATGGATTAGCGGCACCGACATTGCCGACTGGGTTGGCCTGACGTACGCCTCCGACGCAACGTTTTTTGACCAGTGCGCGTCGGCCGCTAACCAGTTCTGCTGGCGACGCCGGCAGGAATCCAACAAACTCCAGGATTCCCTCACCACCGTCCCGAGCGGCGACGTCAAACTCGGCACCATCATGTACGGCGGCAGCCTGTATCGGCAGCGCGGCTCCATTGACCAATTCGCTTCGTTTACGGAGATGGGAACCGCCCCGGTGCCAGGCCTGTCACCCCTCATCAAGCAGCTGCTGGAAATCGGCGCACACGCGGTTGCGTAATGGCCTACACCGACCTGTTCAACGAAACCCTTGATGACCTGCTGGCAACCCTCGGCACCATCACAGGTTTACGGACAACGGCAGACCCGCGGTTCATCAACCCGCCGTGCGTGTTTGTTGACGCCCCGTCCTTCGACGCGTGGAACGGCAACATCGTCAAGATGAAGTTCCCAATCAGGATTGTGGGCAATGGCCCCGGCGACCTCAACACCTTGCGCCTGCTGATGAGCCTCGCCGCGCAGCTGCTCAACAAGAACATCGCAGTTCTGGACGGCCGTCCGTCCTATGTCACCGTGGGCGGACAGGAGTACGCTACTTACGACCTCAACCTGAGTGTGCAAGGACAAACAGCATGAAGTACCTCATCGTTTCAGATCGAGTCGGGACACCCGGCGACAAGTTTGAGCCCGCAAGCCCCGAGGAAGCCGCCGCGCTTCTGGCTGGCGGATTCATCACACAGGCAGACGGAAAATCTGCCAAAATGGAAACCGAACCGACCGAGGAGTAAACCCCAATGGCCACATCCACATACCTGTCTAACCCCGTCGTCAAGATCGGGGCCGTGGACATCAGCGACCAGTGCACCAGCGCAACCATCAACCAAAAGACCACCGCGCTCGATAGCACGGCGTTCGGTGACACCGCGATGAAGAACGTCGCCGGCCTCCAGGACAACAGCATCGACCTCGAGCTCTACTGGAGCACCGCCGCGTCCGAGACCTACGCCACGCTCAAGAGTCTCATCGGCACCAGCGTCACCGTCACCGTCCAGGGCTCGTCGGCCGCCACCAGCGCCACCAACCCGCTCGGCACCCTCACCGGCGGCTACCTCGAGGAAATCCCGGTCGAGTACAAGGTCGGCGAACTTTCCAAGACCAGCATCACTTTCAAGGGCGGCACCTTCGCCTGGTCCGAGTCCTAAACCAACCACAAGGGGCAAACATGAAACTGACACTCCGCGTAGACCAGGGCGAAGGCCCCTACGAAGTCTCAACCACCCTCTGGGTAATTACCCAATGGGAACGCAAATTCAAGCGCAAAGCATCCGACCTGGCTGCCGGCATCGGCGTCGAGGACCTTGCCTACCTGGCGCAGCAGGCCTCCATCGTTGCAAACATCAGCACACCCGTGGAACTGGACTCGTTCATCAAGCGCCTTGAGCTGCTCGAAGTTGTCAACGACGAGGAACCCACTTTCCCTACCGACGCGGCACCTACCGCCGCGCTCTAGCAGAAATTCTGGTCGCCTGCGGGTGGTGGCCCGCTGGAATAGACTTCGACGTACAAGATCTCAACACCGTGATCGAAGTTCTAAACGAAAGCCGCAAATGACTCCAGAAACCAGCATTCAGGTGATTGGTCTCAAGGAGGCATTAGCGGAACTCAAACGCGTTGACCCGCACCTACGGAAACAACTCACGCAATCCATCAAAGGCGACGCGGCCCCGCTCGTAAACGCCGCCCGCGAACTTGTCCCCACCGGGGCACCGCTATCCGGGATGCGTACCGGCAAGTTTGCATGGTCAGCCAAAGCCCGGTCCGGCATTGGCATCAAGATGGGCGGCCGGTCTCGCGGGAACGAATTCACCATTCTGTCCCTGCGTCAAAACAACGGCGTTGGGCAAATCTTCGACATGGCCGGCAAGAAGGGCGGAGCGTCCAAACGGGGCGAAGCCTTCATAGCGGCGCTCTCAGCCCGCTACGGGCGTCCTTCGCGCTCCATGTGGCCCGCAGCCGAAAAAGCCCTGCCAGCGGTCACAGAAGCCATTACAGCCACCATTGACGAAGCCCTGGGGGACATCAACAGGAGGTTGCTGACCAAATGAGCATCATCGTCCCCATCCTGACCGAACTGAAATCAGACGGCATTGAAAAGGCCATCAACCAATTCAGAGAACTTGAAGGTGCCGGCGAAAAGGCACAATTTGCAATCAAGAAAGCCGCCGTGCCCGCCGCAGCCGCTTTGGGTGGTTTAGCAGCAGCATTGGGCGATTCAGTCAAAGCGGCAATAGAAGACCAGGCCGCCCAGATCCAGCTGAACCGCACTTTGCGTGATGTTGCTGGTTTGACCGATTTCGGCGTCAAAGCCACCGAGGACTGGATTGACGCAACCAGCCGCGCTAAGGGCGTGACGGATGACGAGTTGCGCCCGGCCCTGTCACGATTGGTCACGCAAACCAAAGACGTTGGCGTCGCAGAACGCGGCGTTTACTTGGCAATGGACATTGCCGCCGCCACCGGCAAAGACCTAAGCACCGTGACCGGCGCACTCGAGAAAGCGTACGGCGGAAACACGAAGGCACTTGCCAAATTGTCCCCCGAGCTAAAGGGAATGATCTCGGACGGCATGGGCCTCGACGACGCCCTCGGGGTGCTGGAAGGAACTTTCGCCGGCGCATCCGACGCAGCAGCTAACAGCGCCGAAGGCGGAATGAAACGATTCGGCATTGCCATGTCCGAAACAAAAGAAAACATCGGCGCAGCATTGCTGCCAGCAGTCGAAAAATTGCAAGGCCCATTGACCGCGTTGGGTGATTGGGCACAGAACCACACCACAACCTTCTTGGTGCTTTCAGGAGCCATTGGTGGAATTGCCACCGCCGTCCTTGCGGTAAACACCGCCATGAAACTTTGGTCAGCCGCTCAAAAAATCGCAACGGCATTGCAATGGGCATGGAACGTAGCCCTCGATGCAAACCCCATTGGCCTCATCGTCATCGGCATCGCCGCCCTCATTGCCGGAATCGTTCTGGCCTACAAGAAATTCGAGTGGTTCAGAACTGGCATCAACGCCGTCGTCAACGGCGTCATTGGCTATTTTGAGTTCCTTATCAATGGCTGGATCATGGTCATCAACGGCATCATCCGCGCCTGGAACATCGTGCCCGGTCACAAAGACATCAAGACAATTGAACACATCACCCTGGGGCGCGTAGGACAAGATTCCGGGGCGGCCGGCGGCGGTTCCACAATTCCCAAAATGGCTGACGGCGGCATTGTCACCGCACCGACACTTGCCCTGATTGGTGAACGCGGCCCTGAGGCCGTTATCCCGTTGTCCAAAGCTAACGGTATGGGCGTTGGCGGCGGCATCACCGTAAACGTCCACGGTGGCGATCCAAACGCCGTCGTCCAGGCGCTGCGGACTTACATGCGCCAGAACGGGTCCGTACCCATCCGAATCAGCAACGCCTACTAATGCCGCAGAATTACGAGGTTCAGTACACCACCAACCCTGGCACGGGTGGAACGTGGACGTCGCTGACCAACGTGCAAGACCTGACAATCTCGATTGGCCGTCAGGTCATGTTGGACCAGTACAGCGCGTCAACCGGCTCGATCACCGTGCGTTATCCCACCGGGTACGCATCCCCAATTGCCGAAATGGTCCCCGGCACATACATTCGTGTAAACCTTGTTGCTACGGGGGCCATGCTGTACATGGGCCGAATCAAAGATGTATCCGTCGACTACGGCATCCCCTACTCAGGCGGCGTCGGGAACGCTGACTACCTGCACATCACCGTTGAGGGCTTTTTCTCAACCGCATCCCGCATGGCCGGGCAGTCATACTCCCTTGCGGCCGGCAACCTAGGCACACAAATGATGACCGTGCAATCCGTGACTGGGCTAAGCATCACCTATGACTTTGCGCCCGACATGGGAGCTGCAACGGTTTCATCAACTTGGGGTGACTGGATCAACCAAGTGCTGGTCACGACCAACGGACGAATGGTCGACTGCAACTATCAAAACACCATCAGTTTGCGCGGGCCATACACCGCGTACACCACCACCGTCAACTTTTCTGACGCCGCAAACGACGCCACTAACCAGGTCTATGACACAGCATCGTTCGGGGCATGGTCAGACAACTACTACACCCAAGTGACGGTCACCCCGTCAGGCCTTACCGCGCAAACAGCAACCAACGCCGGCGCGGTAGCCCCATACCGCACTTACCAGGTGAACACATTGTCAGCGTCCACCGGGCAAGCCCTCGACCAAGCCAATTTTTTGTTGAGCCAGTACGGCACTCAAAAGTTTGCATTGACTAGCGTGTCATGCCTTGCCGAAGCTCAATCCACGTTCAAGTTGGACAATCTCGGATTGGTCAATTTCGGGTCAATGGTCGGTTCGCGTGTCAGCGTTACATTCCGCGGAACGACCTACTACTCGGTTATTGAGGGCGTCACTTTGACCGCCACGCCGGCCTCGTCCCGATACACCTACTACCTGTCGGGCGCTGACCTGAACAACTACCTGATTCTGGGCAACACCATTTTCGGGCGGCTCGATTACAACAAGTTAGGATACTGACATGGCTGTGAAGACGTTTGCGACTGGTGACGTGCTGACTGCGTCGGACACGAACACCTACCTGAACAACGGCGGTTTGGTTCTAATTGCACCGACGACGGTGAGCAATGGAACGGTGACGTCCGGTCAGGCCACTGTGC